TGATCATCGCCAGGAATATAGAGATCATCCATTCCAATAACTTCCTTCAGCATGGAAGTATTTTCAGGGTGCATCAAAATTCCAGTAATTCCCTCATTATTCATTCCTAAGAGTTCTAGCCAAGCGGCTTTCTTTTGGCCCCAAGAGCTGGGGAATTGCTCTGAGATCTCAGGACGAACTTCTCCAATCCTTCCTTGGAGATGAGACTTTCTAATCCAAACGTTTACGAAAGAGTTGCCCTTCGCAGCAACATAACTCTCATCTTCTAAGAGATCATCAGCATATCGCTTAACAGCCTTGCCCATTGCTTCGGCATAAGCATGATAAACTACACTTTGAGGATTGATTCCTAAACGCTGAAGAGCTTGACCTCTGGATTGCTCATACTCTCCAAGAGTCTTAGTTCCAGAAGCTTCTCCTCCAAAAACAGAAGGAAATGCTCCTAATACGAATTGGAAGAGTTTCTCAATCTTCTGCTCTAAGACTTCAACTTCTTTGGGTAAGTTGGCGGTGATAGTAGTATGAAATGCATCGGAAAGTGATCTTCCCGCTGGCATTTTCATTGGATAGACTACACCCGGCTCAGCTTTTGATTTGGAGTAAGCATCAAAAGAGAGGTATTCGGGATCAGCAAATGAGCTTGGAATTGAGTGCTTAACTACATCAAGCTCAAGCTGGTGGAGATCATTAGCTGATTCCTTCAGAGGAATTGCAGCTTTTAGAAGCGGATCTCCATAGAGACGCTTATAAAGAGGATTAAAAGAAAGAGTCCAATGTTCCTCTAATTCACTCTCTTCAATAAAGAGAAGAGTTTCATTACAGAAACAGGCCATTAATCCATCGGGGAAAAGTTTCTTTAAGACTTTAGGAGAATCTTCATCCCCTAAAACTTCATAACCAATAGGAGGAATCCAGCACCAACGAATAGTACAATAGTACTGATTAAGTTCACCATAATTCTCATACTGTGAGCGTGCCCATCTGTCATAGGCTAAATCACCTGAGGCATTGCCGGCTTTAATCTTATCTCGATACTCAGGAAATAACGATCTGGCATTGGACTCATGAATCTCTTTTTCTAAAAAGAGAAAGAATACCTCTTCTTTCTTAGAAGCATGAGTTGGAATCTTAACATCTAAAGGACCATAGATGTCTAAGAGCTGCCTAGATTTTGGAATTGTAATTTGGCCGGCGGGGACTGATCTATTTTCAGTAGTATTTTCAGTGAGGGGGATTACACTTTGATTACAGGAAGGACATTCAACTCCTAGAGTTGGAGTTGGCTCTTCCATTCCCGGAGCTTCAGCTTCAGGATTTCCCTTTACTGTCTCATTAAGTCCAATATCAGTTCCAGCGGCGGTATCTTCAGGGGAAGTATTCTCAGTTCTAGAGAGCTCTAATCCGCACTCTGGACAAACTGCAGTAGTAATAATAAATTCTTTGTTGGCAAAACTATCTCTGTTAACTACACCATATCTCTCATGAGAATGAGAGTAGTTATGAATAGCAAAGAAACCACCATTCAAGATAGCTACAATCATCTGAATTAACTTCAGCTTCATGAAGTTATCTTGAACAATCTTCTCCTCAATGTTAGTATAAGCTTTCGCAGTTTGAACGTCATCAATTGAATCTGCGTCGCTGGGAAAATACTTATTCCTAGGAAGAGTAGTAGATAACGCCCCAATAATGCTCTCTCCATAAGGACGAATCATATTGATCGTCTTATTTAGGAGAGTTGGATCTACGTCTAAAGTAGCAGAAAGAGCTGATAGGTCATCTGCTGTAATTGGAGCATAACGCTGAACTCCAGCATTCCAATAGAAGTTGGTAATTCCAGACCAAAGAAGATCCAGATATTTCCACTGACGAATAAGAGTTTCTCGAGTTGGCCTTTCCTGCTTATCAATATTCCTAACAATATTAGTTACATAATCTTTAGCTTTCTCCTTAAGCTCAGCTAAAGGGTCAACACTTCCTTGAGCAAAGTTCTCATCTTGAATCAGTTGTAAGTCACTAACCTGAGAAACCGGAGGTAAAGGAGTACTCATTATTAGCCCTTAACGTTCTTTACGAACTCTTCATTGTACTTGTACTTGTAAGCTTTATGCGCCCAGCCATTTAAGAACTGAATTACGCCGGCGCCAACTAATACCCAGTGGGTATTAGGAAAAGCAGTTGCTACTTGAGGCCAATAATCAGCTACTGCAGCAAGAAGACCTAGAAATAATCCAAACCAGGTCTTCTTACCATCCAGCCAAGACCAAATTGAAGAAAGAAAGTTCATATTTAATCCTAAAAGTTTTCCTAAGATTCTTACCTTTAGAGGGAGCTTATTTCCCATAGGGAGTTGGAGATTTAATTCCTGGCTTAAGGATTAAAAGAACAACTGTAATTAACTCTTTAATACCAGCATAGATTGTAAAGAGTGCACTAGGATTCTTTTGGATGTATTGAACTCCATCAGAAATAGTAGCATTAGGACGAGGAGGAACAGTTGCCATTTTAATTCCTTACTTTAATTCCGCAATCCAAGTTCCACGATAGGAACCTAAAGCGATACCATCACCTTCATAATACCAAACTACATTTCCAGGAAATGAGAAGTCATCCCAGCCATGACCTGAGAAAACGTGAAAACTGTGCCAGATTTTACCAGGAACTTTATTCCTAGTATCGAAGCCGGCAGCTGCAATTTCATCTGTCTCGCCGGGCTCTAATTGACCAGCGCAGTAACCTTGTTTCTGAAGCTGGCTAATAACCTTATCCATGAAATCCTGAGGATGAACGTGGATTTCACAACTAACATCAAAGATTCTACAATTAGTTACTACTGAGATAGCAGTATTAACTGCTCTTCCTAAAGGCTCTGACTCTTTTCTCTCTACTCTAGTTAGATCATACTTAGTTCCATCTAAGTAACAGGAGAAAGGAGGAGCTGTTGGAGTTGGAGAACTAGCAACTGCTGTAGGAGTTGGAGTTGGAGTAGAAGTTGGCTCTGTAGTAACCCCGCCGCAGGAAATTACTAAAAGAGCACTAGGAAGTAACAGCTTTTTCATCACTTACCACTCCAGCTTTTACTAAGGTACGTTTCTCTAACTCGTGAATTACTTGTCTTGTAGTTGATAGTCTAGGTCTTGTAGTTGGTGGATTGAATTTCTCAGGCGGGCCTTGAGAAGCTAATTCTAAAGAAGTAGGTTCATACTTACTTCTTAAACGATGAACTTCAGCTTTAAGAGTTTCAATATGATCCTTATAAGCTACAATTAACTCCTTAAGAATAGCACTATCATCACTAACTTCTAATTCTGGATATTCCATTAATGAAATCTCCTAACTGGCTTAGGTCCTTCAGAACTAACTCTCTTTTCTAAAGCACTCATTTGCATATAGTATCTATGCTGATCACCAGTTCTTTCAAGTTGAGCTTGGATTTCAGCTTGAGATTTTAGAAAAGAGAATTTCTTCTTAACTTCATCTAGATAAACTTTCGAACCTTTAACCAAATATCTAAGACAATCCACAGGATCGTCACCATCAAACTCTGCGTAATCCTCTTTATCCTTGTCATCAAATTGGCAGGATTGTAAAGCTTCTAAGACTTCTTCGGTTCCCGGAGTAAAAAACTGAAGAATTGGAAGATTCGTTTCAGGAGCCTCTTCCCTAAAGCTATCAAGATAGAGCTCATAAGCCTCAGAGCCTTTTAATCTAAAGATTGTATCAGCTATTTCTTTATTGAATTCTTGCGCGGGGGATTTCTTAGCTGGCTTAGGAGTGAAACGAAGGAATTCATGAATTAAGCTAACTCCAGCATGTCTATCATTATCAGCTTTCTCTGGAATTAGCCCACTTGCTTTCTGAAATTCTTCAGCAATAGTAAGTTCATAGCCTCTTTGTTGCCAAGCTGATGGATCTAGAATTACTCTAGTAAGTTTTTCGTACTGAGAAATTCTAGCTAAGTCAGAACTCCATTGTCTAATGGTGGTCTTTTTAGCTCGATACGTCCGGTAGATATAAATTCTCTCATCAGGACTAATTGCTGCCCAAATTGCAAATGTATAAGCTGACCAGCCCCAGTCAATTGCTAAAATTCTAGGCCAATATTCGGGGATAATGAAGGGGGAGATAGTATGTAATGCATTCTCAGGTTCTCCAGGATTTCTAGTAATTCTCAGTTCTTGAAATACCGCGCCGGCAAAGGAGAACCAATCTCCATTCATCTTAGCTTCCCGCTCAGCTTCAGGAAGCAAGGATAATCTATTAATATAATCTGGATCATTCTCCATTAGATGAGGATTATCAGTGAGACGAGCGGGAATATATAATCTCTTAAGCTTAGTAGCTTTGTCAACCAGAATAACGTTTCCCTGAGGACAAGGCTTAACGAATCTATCACGAAGATAAACGTGAGATTCACCACCAGGATTAGCAGTAAGACGGAAGATGGTAGGAAGATCAGGATTTGAAGACCTTATTCTAGAAGAAATATATCGAAGTTGGTACTCTGTGAACTGCTCAGCTTGGTCAATCCCAATATACTGGTATTCGTTGGTATCATGTTGTAAGACGTCCTTTTCCTTTTCCATGTGGCCTAAGAAAATCTTAGCCCCACTTGGGAAAGTAAAGCACTTCTTAGTCTCGTTGTATTTTGCTCCTAGGGATTCATAAATGGCTTTTGCTCAAGGAATAATTTTCTTTTCCAGCTCGGGGAAAGTACGTCTAAAGATAATTCCTACAAAGTCAGGATGCTCATAGAGTTGACGTCCTGACTTCTTAGTTCTTAGTACAATAGGAGCTACAATAAGAACATCAGTTTTTCCACCTCCCAGAGCTCCTCCGTAGAAAACTTCGAATACATCATAAGGAACTTGAAGAAAGTCCTGCTGTCTCTCATGAGGTTTCCACTCTGAGAAAGTTTCTAATCTTTGTTTTAAGTCTTCTTGTTCCATTATAGTTTAATATTTTTAAGAGCTGAGAACCAGCAAGACTCTACAATTACAGGAGCATCTCCGCCGGAAATTACTCCCCCTGAAGCTCTTAATCTCCAAGTTGAGCTGTAAGGAGTATTTGTTTCTGTCCCATAAATGCCGGTG